CATGGCCAAGGACTTCGGCCAAAGAAGGACTACGGGGCTAACCAACCCCCGTAGGACTCCCACTGCGTCACTGGGATCTTAACGATCTTCCAGATCCTTTTAAGTGTCGTGTTGGCAACACCCAAAAGTTCGCCTCCGGACGGAACTAGGAGAGCTTTTGTCTCAAGATTATCGGTCACCACCTCTAAAGAAGATGGCGGTCGATTTTCAAGAGATTTCAGCTGTCGAAGCATGTACGGAATCTCACCGGGAATAAATGTACCCTTGACATCGGATACACCAATGGCCACCCAACATTGAAGATGTTTAGACCGTTGAGGTCTAGCTTCGTCAAAATCGCCTATCAAGGCGATATCACCGAAGCCATCTGGAATAGAAGGTTTCCGAAGCTGCTTTGGTAAGCAGCTAACGATGCGGTCATAAACTTGTTTGAAACGTCCATCCAAACCGTAGGTGGGAAGCCTAACCCACCTGCGAATTGAATTCGCGAGCCAAATAAGTCTCTCGGGAGTATTTACATCATCTTTAATGTAAATTGGCGTAACGTCGACTCCTTTAAAGAAGTGTTTACCACAACTTTCTCTAAAAGGACCATCAGAAAAGGATTTCTTCTCATTAACGGTAAAACCGCAATAAGTCAAAACCCAACTGACGGTTCCGAATAACTGTGATGAAAAGATTAGATCATCACCGTAAACGGTTAGTCGATCCTCCTCCGGTTTGAATAAATGTATTACGCTTTTGCAGATCGCCCAAAATATTAGGCTTTCAAGCTCGAACGTAAAACCATTACCCATACTGGAGACCTTATGGTACGTTAACAACGTGCCATCAGGTAAAGTGCCTCTTGGAGATCTGCATAGCTTAATTGCAGAAACCCAGTCAGAAGGAAGTAGTTCTTCGACAAGTCTCATAGAGACAGTATCGCTAGCACTACTCAGATCCATGGTGCAGAGTTTTCCAGTAATGGAACCCTCTTCAGCAAGTTTCTGATTATAGGATTGGTCGTCAAGATCAATACCTACCCTCTTTAAACGGATACGAAGAAGCTTACCGATCCCTTTCTGAATAAACATATTCAGATCGGGCTCGATAGCTATCACTCGATCAGTTTTAGCACTTTTAGGGACAGTAGTAACTCTGTTCCCAGGAACGATTGTAAAGAGTCTCTCCGCAGATTCCTCTGCATCAAGATTCAACAACGTCTCAGGGTTCTCTCCGGCAAGGCCGGCCAGGTGGTGAAACCACATGGGTATGCGCTTAATGGCGCATAAGCTAAGAACAGAGCATGCCTTCGTCACATGGGGCTTGGCAGCCCCAAATTTGAAGTATGCATCACCTTTTCTCCTCGGAAGGCTCGTTGAAGAGCCGGGACCAAAAGAGAAGTGCGGTTCGGCCTCGTCCCAAGAAAAGGGACCGAGCATAGACGCGATCTTTAACCGGGCCATCGAAAGGATGGAACCGGGCGTGTAGAGTGATTTGATACTCGACACGTCGCGACTTAGGCGAGAATTCGCCTCCGAACATTGCTTTTCGCATTGCAGGAACTTATTAAGTGCGACTAATGGACGGTCAACTTTAATATCCAAATAAGGATATTTTGATAAAAGTTGATTCGCCATATAGTCAAACCTGTACGTCTCTGCATCAGAATAGGTTTCCGGAGAAACGCTACTCTCGAGCACTCCAAGGTGGTCGCCTTTGATAAGACGAGCATGTTGAAGGGCAGCAAAATCCGATTTAGATCCATTACTTTCTCCCAAAACGGAGAAAAGATCTAAAGCGGTCGCAATAGACACACTTACGTTGCGACGGTACATCGCCGCTATGCGGCTGGTGCTGCTTTTGTTTCCCATTGGATACTCCAGGTTGAGAGGGCTGAACGGATTGATTGGACTTATAAAGGTCCACCGGCTTATATGGAAATACTTCCCAAATTGTCGGTATCTTAGCCATATGACGGATCCAAGTTGGACACGGCAGCCGTAAACGGCGTCGCGCCAACAAGACTCGTAATACGGGCAAGGAGATCCGTACGTTCAGCAGCAGTAGAACTCGTTGGCACCCACACAGAAATCTGAACCGTACTAGTACGGATCAGAGTTCCCGCGCAGCCGCACACCGAGTCCTCCGTCGACACGATTGGTACGGCAAGTTCGAATACAATCCGAACTACCTCACCTTTCGTAGGCTGGACAAACTTTTCTTTCAGCGATGAGAATGAAGCCCCATAGCCTCCAGATCTGTTCATCCATTGAGCGGATCCATTGGTGGACCCACTAGGTGCATACACGACACTGTTAAGTGTCACATTCGCCATAGCTGGCATAAGAGTAAACTCCTACCATATAATGTCAACAGGAAGACCGGAACATATCACTTAAACGCTGAGACTAATAAGCTCATCGCATTAGCAATATGACCGGAACTGATCGGGTTCTTGAAGTGCGGATACCCAACCGCAGGTGGCGATGGAAGAGCCGTCCTTCCCATAAGGTAATATTCCATCCGATAGTCATGTTGTTTATTCACGACATCGAGATAGGATACGACTTTTCGAGAAGCAGGAGTCCCCAACGCTTTCGCGCGAGTAAATTCCGTTCTACATCCAGCTTTGAAATCCCAACCGAAGTCGGCATCCCAGCTAGATAGCCAATTGCCGATAGGTAAAAACCAGTCGACAACGAAGCTATAAGGAATTTTCTCCCAAATTAATTCCAATGGGTTAGTTATACCCAAAGAAACTAAGGAAACGATTAAAGGATTCCTCATATAGTACCATAAAAGTACTGTAACTTGGTATGTATAGAAGCGTTCAAACTTCCATCCAATACCATTAGAATCCCAGGAATAAAAGGTGTCATTTAAAGGTTCTTTCGCAGTCCCTTTGCACTTGACGAAAAATCGCTCAAGGTCTTTGTTTCTGCGATCGAAGGCTGTACATGCGCCCTTTACGTCCTGCATTAAAGGTTTCCATCCGTATTGTAGCTCAAGCCAGTCGTTTGGCACATCTGCTAAACGACCGTTAGAGAGACGAGTGCCTTCTTGCCTAACCTTACCCCATTTACTGGGTTTGGATCGGCCTTTAAAGCGCTTTATCTCCTTTGCAATGTGTGTGACAACACCGGTAAATAAATCGGCGGTTTCACGAAACTCTGCAAAAGCTACTGACAAGTTGACATGCTGATTCTTCAAGTCAGCATATGCTTTTTGCGTCGCCTGATCTATCAAGTTACTTGATAGAGCAGGAATCGGCACAATACCTGCCAAATTGGAGTAAAATTGTAGAACTTGTTTGTAATCGTGGCCTGGCGTACAGCCATCCTTGGTTACAAACTCTACAGTGCCTCCTGGACACGGATTATCGGAAAATCTACTTGACGACCAATTGGATGGATTCCTCCATCCGGTGATCGATCTTTTATTGTGAATACTTTCAGGCCTCACGATTCTGAGATACTTGACAACACCGCTAGGGTAACCCTCAATAACGACGGGCCCACTAGGTAGGCATTGCCCAGTATTAACTCCGATATCGGGGACTGACTGAGTCACATTAACAGCGGGTGTCGTATGTGGGACCCTTGGAAAGTATAGGTGTTTCCTACGCTTCCTAGGTTTCTTCATAAGACATATCCTCAAATAGACCAACATCCCAAGATCCACTACGTACCATACGTAGAAGCAGGGACAATGTTTTTTGTGCACGATAGAGCCCCGTA